CGGCTACCTCATTAGACGATGCGGAAGCGGTGGTTCACGTCGTTAAAATGTCGGAGAACGATCTGCGTAAGCAGCAGGTCGCCGGCTTTTATCGAGACATTGAATTAAACAAACCCGCTGAAGACACGATGAATCAGCTGAAAGACAAAGAACGTGAACTGGAAGGGATTACTCGATCCACGCGGGTTGAACCGATGTACACGCTTTTAGAATGTCACGTCAATTTAGATTTAGAAGGTTTCGAAGATGTTGGTCCCGACGGTCAACCAACAGGAATAAAATTACCATACGTCGTAACAATCGAAGATGGTAGTCAACAAGTTCTTTCCATCCGAAGGAACTTTGCGCCCAATGATCCATTGAAGAAGAAAATCCAATATTTTGTCCACTTCAAATTTCTGCCAGGACTTGGATTCTACGGATTTGGACTCATACACATGATTGGCGGTTTGAGTAGAACTGCAACGTCTGCTCTCCGCCAATTATTAGATGCGGGCACGCTATCGAATCTTCCGGCCGGTTTTAAACAGCGTGGCGTCAGAGTGAAAGACGATGCGGCTCCTATTCAACCCGGAGAATTTAAAGATGTGGATACTCCAGGAGGAAATTTAAAAGATTCATTCGTTTTTTTACCGTATAAAGAACCTTCACAGACCCTTTTACAATTGATGGGAATCGTGGTGGCAGCAGGACAGCGTTTTGCTTCGATTGCCGATATGCAAGTAGGGGATGGCAATCAAGGTGCAGCGGTAGGAACGACGGTCGCTCTTCTTGAAAGAGGATCGCGAGTCATGTCTGCGATTCATAAAAGACTTTATGCCGCTTTAAAACAGGAATTTAAATTATTATCTAAAATTTTTGCAACCTATTTACCTCCCGAATATCCTTACGATGTTGTGGGAGCTTCGCGTGTGGTCAAATTAACCGATTTTGATGAACGCGTAGATATTTTACCGGTTGCGGATCCAAATATTTTTTCCATGACGCAAAGAGTGACATTGGCACAAACCGAATTGCAATTGGCGATGTCCAATCCGCAAATGCATAATTTATACATGGCTTATCGTAAAATGTATGAAGCCATTGGAGTTAAAAATATTGATCAGGTACTTCCACCTCCTCCACCACCCCTTCCAAAAGATCCGGCGTTGGAAAATATTGACGCGTTGGCTCAAAAACCGTTTCAGGCATTCCCTGGACAGGATCACAGAGCCCATATTACGGCCCATTTGAACTTTATGGCAACCAACATGGTGAGAAATAATCCTCCGGTCATGGCTGCCTTACAAAAAAACTGTTTAGAGCATATTTCTTTGATGGCTCAAGAGCATATTCAGCTGGAATTTAGAGAAGAATTACAAATGTTGCCACAGATGCAACAACAAGCCGTACAAAATCCACAAATACAACAACAAATGCAAGAAATTTCTCAAAAAATAGAGGCGAGAAAAGCAATTTTGATTGCAGAAATGACGGAAGAATTTATGAAGGAAGAAAAAAGAATTACTTCCCAATTTGACCATGATCCGTTGTTAAAATTGAAGTCTAGAGAAGTGGATTTGAAGGCTATGGAAAGTCAACGTAAAGAAATGGAGACTGAAGCTCGAATTAATTTAGATAAAGCGAAATTAGTTCAAAATAGAGACTTGACGGAAGAGAAATTAGAACAAAATGAAGATTTAGCTCAATTGAGAGCTGATACGGCGATTGCCAAATCGGTCATGTCCGCTGAAACTAAACTAACGTCCGATCGAATGAAGGCTAAAGACGTAAAGACCTTGAAAGGACCCAAAAGGTAAGTTATAACAACTAAGGAGAAAAATATGAAAAAAGCACCATTAGGAAAAACAGAAAAAGTAGCCATTCCTCCACAAAATTTGGCGATTGACCCACGGGGCAAATCAAGTTTTAGAGGAAAAGGAGTTTATATTTCTCAAGGCGACACGGTTACTGTTAAAGGTACGAAAGCTTTTAGAGCAGACAAGAAGCCCGTTAAAGCAACCTGGTACTAATATGGCCTGGTTTGGTTTAGCAAAATTAGCTTTACAGGCAGGTAGTAAAATATATTCCAATAGACAACGAACGAAGATGGCTATGTCTGATGCACAATTGATGCATGCAGAAAAAATGGCCCGAGGTGAGGAATCTTACCAGGGCAAACTTTTAGAAGCCCGTCAATCAGACTGGAAAGACGAATTTATTTTGCTCATACTTTCAGCGCCCATAGGGGTGCTCGCCTGGGCAGTGATAAGTGAGGATCCACAGGCGATGGACAAGGTCAAACTCTTTTTTGAGTATTTCTCAACGTTGCCGACATGGTTCACTAATTTGTGGATTTTAGTCGTGGCCAGCGTATTTGGAATAAAGGGAACTCAGATCTGGAGAAATGGTGGTAAGAAGAAATAGTCTTGCTTTTTAAGACTAATTATACTAACAATCCAATAAGGAGAAACACATGAGAAACGATTTCGGAACAAGACCCTATAAATCTAGATTCCCCTATAAAAAAGGTAAATCTGCTAAAAGAAAAAAGCAGGGCTATGCTGCACGTGAAGATGAATCTCTTGGTATGAGAACTGGAAAAGAATCTGGCAAGAAACAATCTTTCAAAGCGCGTAGAGATGAGTCTTATGGTAAATGGGGCAAAAGAAAATCTGGTAAAGTCAATAAATAGGAATTAAAATGGCTTGGATAAACCAATTAATAAAAGGTGCCAAAGTTGCTGGTAAAGCTCTTAGAAAAAAAGGACTTCGATCCAGTAAAACAGGAGCTATCAGATCTGTTAAACCTGGTGTGGGTGGATTAAAAGCCTCACGAGAAGTGTTTGAAGATATGCAAAAATCTTCGGCCATAGGTGTTAAGAAATTTGGTAGACCCCATACAACTAAAGTTATTTCGGAACAAGGAGTTGAAAAAGGCTTCCCAGGTCTTACTAAAGCAGGCGGCGATCTTGAAAGATCTAGAAAAAAATTAGAAAAAATAACGGGTAAGAAAATAGACAAGTTAAAACTTCCAAAAGGAAAGGACTAATGGGCTGGAGAGATAATTTAAGAAATCCAAAAAATTTAGGAGTTATAAGAGGACCACATGGTCATGCTTCTCAACCACATTTATCCGTTCATGCTAAAGGCGGAAGAATTGGAAAATTTGGTGGTGGACGTACGAACCTATTAGAAGAATTAGGTCGTGTTGAAGGCGAACGATCCAATCCAAATCGTAGAGCTGAAATATCCAGGGTTCATGGAGAATTGAATCGTGGCTACAACAAAGGTGGAAGAGTAGGCCTTAAACATGGTGGCAAACCTTGGGGCGCGGGACCTAAACCAGGAACACATGAATTTTTGCAACATCACCTTCATAAGAGAAAAGGTAAAGCTACAGGTAGCATTGTTAAAGGTATGGGTGCATTAGCAAAAAAATTTAAAAAGAAAAAAGTTTATCCAGAAACTGAAGATTTAACTCATCAAGTAGGACCCTATGCTGGAGATGTTGGGTCAGAAGGTAAAAAACGAAGAGCAGGACCTCAAGCTCCAGGAAGACCTAAAGCTCCAGGACCAAAAGGTGGACGTTCGTGGGGAGGTACACCACCAGGACGACATCGGAAGAAAGTACCCGAAGAGCGATATGCACAACAAGTTGAAAAAAAAGCTAAAGGCGGAAGAATTGGTCTTAAACATGGTTTTCAAGCATTGGGTGGAGGAATAAAAGGAAAACCTCACTCTACTAGAGAAGGCAGAGACGACGCAGGTAGACGAAGATTTAAAAGAATTTTTGGTGAGGATTGGTCTAAAGGACCTGGAAGTAGAAGAATGGGACGTCCAGGTAGAGGAAAAGATTTTAAAACCCACGGAAGAGATGTTACAACGATGGCCGCTAAAGGCGGAAGAATAGGCCTTAAGAAAGGTGGCTCTGACAAGAACTGGATTCAAAAAGCTACAGCATCAATTAAAAAAAGAGGAACTAAAGGAAAATGTACACCGATTACTAAAAAAGGATGTACAGGACGAGCTAAAGCTTTAGCTAAAACATTCAAGAAAATGGCTGCTAAAAGGAAATCCTAATGACACTTAAAACATTAGGAATGGGGATTGTAAAATATTTAAAAACAAAAAAATCCTCTCCCAACTTAAAAAAGATTCACGATAAATATTTTGACAAGTCTGGTAAGATGAAGAAAAAAGGTAAAGATATTGTTAAAGAAGGTTTAAAGGGCTTGAAATAATGGCCACTCGAATCAAATCAAAATTTAAAACAACTAAACTCATGACTCCTAAAGGGGTGACTGAACCTTATATCGGAAGTTATATCTCCGGTAAATTAGGTGGAGTTAAGGTTGTTAATGAAAGTTTAAAGAAATATTATGGAAAGAAAGTAGATCCCAATTGGACCTCGAAAACGTAATTTATCAGCTACGTAGAGCTTTAGATAGACGGATTCAGTCATTAGCCATCTCTATTACTTCAGGAGGGGTTGACAACATGGAAACCTATAAGTATATAATAGGGCAGATCAACGCACTGGAATCAGTGAAACAGGAAATCTCTAACCTGCTTGATGAAAAGGAGCAACGTGACGGAACCATTATCGATATCAAAAAACCTAAAGGCAACTCCGAAGGAGCCCCCAAAGGAAGTCCCAAAACATAAAAACGCTCTCGAAGAAAAATATCAGGCAGAACCTAAAAAAGAGATTACTAAAGAATCGACTAAATTACCCCGACCAACCGGTTGGAGAATTTTAGTTTTACCTTTTAAAATTAATGAGAAAACCAAAGGGGGAGTTTTATTAGGAAAAGAAACTGTTGAACGTCAACAAGTGGCGTCTCAATGTGGAAACGTTTTAGCAATGGGAGGGAGCTGCTATAACGATAAAGAACGTTATCCCGAAGGCCCGTGGTGCAAGGTCGGTGATTGGGTAGTTTTTGCCCGTTACGCTGGCTCACGGATTGAAATTGAAGGTGGGGAAGTACGGTTGCTTAATGAAGATGAAATATTGGCAACGGTCAAGGATCCAACGGATATCTTGCATAAATATTAACCATAGGAGGAAACTATGCCAGAAGAAAATAAGATCAAGAAAGAAGACCCGAAGGTGGATATTGATACATCTGGACCTGAAGTCGATGTAACTTTACCTGAGGAGAAAAAGGAAGAACCGGTCCAAGCAGAAGAAACCATTAAAGAAGTAGTCAAGGAAGAAGTTAAAGAAGAACCTACAGAAGATAAAACACCTACAGAATCTAAAGCGAAAGAAGCGGATACTCAACTTGAGGATTACAGCAAGGGTGTGCAATCACGAATTGCTAAACTTACTCGTAAAATGCGGGAAGCTGAACGAAGAGAAGCGGCAGCGACCGAGTACGCTCAGGCGGTAGAATATCAACGAGCCAGTGATCAGAAAAAATATTTAAAAATAGATACGGATTACTGGAAACGATTTGAAACCAGTGTCAAAACCGGCATGGACTCAGCGCAAAAAGATTTAGCGAGAGCCATTGAAGCAGGAGATGCTACGGGTCAAGTCGAAGCCAATAAACGGATTGCGACCTTAGCTTTTGATAATGCTAAGTTAGAGCACGCCAAACAAACTAAGGAAGATGTTAAACTTTCTGACGGTGGAAAGTTACCAAGACAAACTCCTCAATACCTACCTGAACAACCAGCAGACCCTCAAGCGGAAGCCTGGGCAGCTAAAAATAAATGGTTCGGTCAAAACCGAGCGATGACGTTTACAGCCTTTGAAATCCACAAGGATTTGGTTGAAAAGGAAGGATATGATCCTAAATCAGATGATTACTATACGGAGATCGACAAACGCATAAGAGTTGACTTTCCTAACAAATTTGATAAGGATAGGGGTATAGAAACGTCCAAGCCCGTTCAGTCGGTCGCTTCTGCAAATAGAAGTGTAAAACAAGGACGCCAAACTGTGAGACTCACTTCCTCCCAGGTGCACATTGCAAAAAAATTAGGAGTGCCACTCGAAGAATATGCGAAACAATTAAAACTCACGAAGGAGGCATAAGCATATGAAAAAAGACGAAAAACAAGCTTCTCGTGCGAGTCAGACACGGTCAAAGACTGAAAGACCCAAAGTGTGGACTCCCCCATCATCACTAGATGCTCCGCCTGCGCCTAAAGGATTTAGGCATAGATGGATACGAGCAGAGAGTTTAGGGTTTGACGACACTAAAAATATCTCTGGTCGACTGAGAGAAGGATTTGTATTGGTGAGAGCCGATGAATATCCCGACTCAGATTATCCAGTAGTTCCCTCAGGGAAATACTCAGGTGTCATTGGAGTTGGTGGCCTTTTGCTGGCAAGGATATCGGAAGAGATTGCGAAGCAACGAGCAGCCTATCAGGATAAGTTAACCGAAGGGCAAGACGAAGCAGTAGAAACTAATCTCATGAAGGAACAGCACAAGAGTATGCCGATCAATGTTGATCGACAATCTCGCGTAACCTTCGGTGGTACAAAGAAGTAAATTTTATTTCTCGGGATAACAACCAATTCCCTATCACTGAATTCATTAACCGTTTGTGATTTAAAAAATCATAAGCAAAAGGAGTAATATTATGGCAAATCGAAATACAGTAGGATTTGGATTAAATGCCACTGGTACTATGGGATCAAACTATACGAACCAGGGCCAATCCAACTACTTTATTGATGCAGCAGATGCTACAGCTATATATAACGGACAACCAGTTAAGATCACGTCCGGATATATCGTGACAGCGACTGCAGCGATTACCAATTCTGCTCTTGGGGTTTTTAACGGTTGTTTCTACAATGCGGCGACTACACAGAAGCCGACGTGGAACAATTATTACCCAGGTGGAATTACTCCAGCAAATAGCGAAGACATTACAGCGTTTGTTTTAGACAATCCGTTTCAATTGTACGAAGCATCTGTTAATGCACTGATGGGGGCTTCTCAGCCTGCAGCAGTTGCAGCAACAATTGGTCAAACAATGGGAACTCAAACAGCGCAAGGAAGCACGACTACTGGAAAATCTAGTCAGTCGTTAGTTTTCGCTACAATACATGCCACTGCCAATACTTGGAGAGTTTTAAGGGTCGCAGCTGATCCTGAAAACGAAGACATGACTGCTGCCTGGTGCTCAGTCATTGTTGTTTCGAACTTAAACCAAATTATTGACAGCGCGGCGTAATAGGAGCATATAGACTATGGCAATATCACGAGCACAACTAGTTAAAGAACTAGAGCCAGGCCTGAATGCACTATTCGGGCTGGAGTACAAAAGGTATGATAATCAACATGCTGAAATATACGTAACCGAGTCTTCTGACAGGGCTTTTGAAGAAGAAGTCATGTTATCAGGATTCGCTAATGCCGATGTGAAAGCGGAAGGTGCAGGAATCAATTATGATCAGGCACAAGAAACTTACACAGCAAGGTATACAATGGAAACTATCGCTCTAGCATTTGCGATAACAGAAGAAGCTATCGAAGATAATCTCTACGACAGACTTGCTTCTCGTTATACAAAAGCTTTGGCAAGATCCATGTCCAATGCAAAAGAAGTTAAAGGAGCTAATCCGTTAATTAATGGGCTGCCTCAAACAGCTACATTTTTAGCTGGAGATGGCGTTGCATTATTCTCTACTGCACACACAACAATCAGTGGAACTAATGTATCAAACACTTTAGCAACTCAAGCAGACTTAAACGAAACTTCATTAGAACAGGCACTGATCGATATCGCTGCTTTCACTGATGAAAGAGGTTTAAGAATAGCAGCTAAAGGAACTAAAATGATTGTTCCTTCTGGAAACCAGTTCAACGCTGAGAGATTATTAAAATCTCAAGGTAGAACTCAAACTGCTGATAATGACATCAATGCTATCAACTCAATGGGAATGATTCCTCAAGGATATAGAGTGAACAATTACCTAACTGATGCTGACAGCTGGTACATTATTACGGACGTACCTAATGGTATGAAAATGTTCCAAAGAACACCATTGACAACTGCAATGGAAGGGGACTTTGATACTGGCAACGTTAGATACAAAGCTAGAGAAAGATACGTTTTTGGCGTGTCTGACTATAGAGGTATCTTCGGAGTACAAGGCGTATAAGCAATAAATTAGAAGTGAGGCGGCCACAAAGTCGCCTCATTTCGACGATACAGTAAGAAATTCTCATATGAAAAACTTCAGAGTTCAAATTCGATATCATGGCTATTATGCTGATTTTAATGTTTCAGCTGAAGACAGGGCTGATGCTATTGAAAAATCGATCCTTGACAAACTGGGAAAAAATGAGGTAAAGTTTGAATCTGATGGATTTACCAGTAAGCGTGGTAAATGGATAACCTATGAGGAGGTTACAGATGACCGACGACCTATACAATACGAAGAGGTCCTTGGAGTTAGAATGGCAACAAGAGCACCTGTTGCCATTCTAACTCCAAGGACCTCTTCGTATTGTAT